TTACATTAAATCCGAGTCTTAATGCATGTCCGGCTATTGAAACCATTATCCACGATTTTCCTCCTCCTGGAGATCCAAAAACTATACCTAAATCACCGGGACCAAAACCCCCCTGTACTAAGTTATTAATTTCTCCCCAGGGGGTAGGTATAACTGGCCTATAATCCTGCCTGTACCTAGTCTCTATGTCTATATTGTACTCATGACCTATGTTTTTATCTATACCTGCTTTCAATGCAGATTCCATAAGTATTCGAATTGCATCGTAGTCCCCGCTGTTTATTAAATCTGGAGTTTCTAACAGGGCTGCTCTTAAAGCTTGATTTTTACAGAAAGTAGCGAATTCTTCCTGAACGTATTTATGATCTTCGTTCGATACTTTGTATGCTTCCCTTAATTGTTCAGTAACAGCTGTTTTAAGTATGTTGTTATCTAATTTTTTAACCTCTACTGCAAGTACCTCTAGAGTTATATTAGTATGGTACTTATCGAAGTAATTTATTGCTTGACTTAAAATCCATTTATGTGCTTCTGAATCAAAATACTCTGTCTTTACAGTATCTTTGACTTGTAATAAAAAATTCTTATCTGTTAAAAGTGAGGATAGTACCTTAATTTGAAAAGGAAGTCCGTATTGGGATAATCTCTGTAGTATCATTCTATTTTCTTAATGTAGTCAAATATCTAAAAACTTCCAACCAAGATAGAATGTTAGGAGAGACTGTAGCATTCATATTATCTGCTTGGTATATCATTTCAAAAGCAAGAGTGTTTAGTGGTGAAATGTTTTCCTCTAATATAGCTTTAATTTGAAATATTTCATTATCTGATAGGTCCAGTTCAATTAAATTCATTATCTTATAGTTTACTTCCACCCTATTTCTTTGCTGCAGTATATCTAAATATTTTTTATTTTTCTGAAAATGATTTTCACATATATTAAACATTTCAGTTATAGTGTATTCTTTACTTATAAAGTCTGGGAAAAGTTTTAGTACTGTCTTAGGACCTATCTTATTTACTCCTGGTAGATTATCCGATTGATCTCCTACCAGGGTTTTGTAAAGTAAAAAATTTTTAGGTAGTACGTTATATTCTTCTTTAACTAATTCTACAGTATACGTTTTCTTTTTTGTGGGGGAATAAACAGATATGTTTTTATCTACTACCTGTAAAAAATCTTTATCTGAAGATACTATAGTAGCTTTTTTACCGTATTCGCTATAAAGCTTAGATATAAAAGCTATAACATCATCTGCTTCTATTTTATCTATCATTACTATCTGCACAGGTAAACATTGCAAGTACTGTATTAATCTATGTATCTGATCGGCCATTGATTCTCTTTCAGCTTCCTTACTCTCATGAATATCCCAGTTAGTAATTTTAGTTAAATTACGATTTTTTTTATAGTCTGGATCTATATTTTTACGGTTTATTGTAGACCCTTTACCATCAAAGACTAAAAGAACTCTTGTAGGACTATGTGTGCGTACTAGGTACCCTAGTGATTTTAAAAAACCAGCTAAGCCGCCTATATGGTTTCCTTGCTGGTTTATAAAATTCACTGTAGCAAAATTACGTATAAACGTATTTAATGCATCTATAATTAGTATGTGGTCGTTAAGTTTTTTAGTAGGCGTAGGATGTAAACTGTCAAATATACTTTTAAGGTTCGACTTCACCGACAATTATTTTATCTTCTTCCATACTTCCTTCTTCTTTAAGTTCAAAATCAACTGTACCGAATAATGTCAACCAATGATCTTTATGCTGTTTTTTATAATCTTCAACAGCCTTAGGAGTATCTTCTATAAATCCATGAGGAGTCATAATAATCTTTCCTCTGGTTTGAATTCCATTAATATGATTTTTTTCTACCTGTATATTTGTTCTTTTAGCAAATTCTACCTGTAGTCCATCTTTAACAGCTTTTAATTTAGAAGTTCCAGGATTGGTTATATTGCCGTATGTTATTACTAACGTAGCATCATACCACATAGACATTCCTCCTTTGTTCATCATCTTAGGTTGACCCATAGGAGCTTCCGGTTTCATAGTCCATACTTTGTTTATACATACTAATGTATTTGTGTACGGAGAAGCCTCTTTTCTAGACAATAGTATTTTTTGATTAACATTGTTACCAAACTGAGTAGACATAGCTCCGCTGTTCCATTCATTATTATTTTTATTAGAACGTACAGATAACTCACAAGGTACGGATCCTATAGAATCCCAAAAGAATATTAAATCGTGGGGTAAATTACCTTTCTTTTGTTCATCTATTAAATCTAAAATAAACTCAGCAACGTCCTCAATAGTCCCAATCCGGCTTCTATCGGTATAGATAAAAAATCCATCATAGTCAACAATTTCCCCCGTATCTTCATCAACAATTGAATTAACTTCTAACCCCATTTCTATGGCATGTTCCCAAGACCATTTCATCTCGGTTATAATAAATACCGGTAATATTCCCATACGTTGGGCGGCCACTGCTGCTTCAAGTAAGCTACTAGTCTTACCTGTATCGCTATGACCTCTAAGTAGTGTTATGTGCCCTATTGGGATACCTGGTATGCTTGTTATGGACTGAAAGGCAGAAGAAAGTGGTATCCATTTTTGAGATTTAAATTTAACACTATTTGAAGATAACTTTTTATTATCTTTAAATTTATTTAAATCGAATCCGCTCTTTATAGCGTCTGCAGCACTTTCAGAAATAGTTTTTTTCTTTGCCATAATTATCCAAATAAATCACTAAAATCAGACATTACTTTATTAGTTTTACTTACAGCCGGTGTAGTAGTTAATTCAAATGCCGGAGTTGTTTCTTGAACCGGTTTAGTTTCAGATGCAGGTTGATTTTCTGCTTCTTCAGCAGTAGCTTCGGTCTCTGCTTCAGGATTTAGCCAACTTTGTAACTGTTTTTTAATAAAAGTATAATCGTATTTTGTAAAACATTCAATCGGATTAGGCTGTTCTTTCATCCATTTCTCTACTAAAGCATTATTTGTGGATAAAGGTGTTTCTTTAATACGTGGTCTTATAGTTGTTTCTGGGTATGGATTTCCTGCAACTTTTTCTACAGTGATATCTCTACCGTTAATAATATCTGTGTAATCTCCTATTTCTTCATCTGTTGCTAGTGTGAATAAAGTCTTCTGAATAGATTTACCAAAACTCCATAGACGGACACCCATATCTTCTTCTCCGCGTACTACTACAGGAGCAAATATTCTCATTTTCGGAGAAAGTTTACCAGCTAAAGTCCAATTATCTTTATCTGAGGTTTTCTTTAATTCTGCTACAAATTCAACGATAGGGTCCTGTTCACCGAAGTTTGTAAGAGCCATCATAGGAAATTTTCCTATATTGTAATGAAAAAATAACTCACTAAAAGGATTAGTAGGGTTATACATAGAAGGTACAATTCTAATATGATAAACTCCCGGGGGAGGATTCCACATTATCTTTGTGTAATCAATTTTTTCTCGATCCTGTGATCGATTCATTCCGGCTAGTTTAGCCTTAATAGCGTTGATATCCATTGTTTTATTGTTTTTTAAAAATATAAAGACAGTAATCTCTTTTTACAACTGAGAGTCAATAATACTATATAATTTAGTATGTATTTTTTTAAGTTCAGGTCCTTTTGTAAGGAGTAAAGTATTTTGATAATCTGCCCAGTTTATTGAAAAGTATTTATCCAATATCCCGTTATTTAGTTTTTTTATAAGTTCGTTTAATCCGTTTATTGTATATAATGTATTAGATTCTTTTTTTCTATGTACAGCAATAGTATTGATCGGTATTTTAGTATTACTGTTGACTACTACACTATATGTTAAAAGAAATTCTCGGGTATCTTCATTCTGTAGTACAAAGATTTTATTAGAAGCTATTTGAAAGTTTTCTTGTAAAAATTTTACTATATCTGATATTTCTCTATCTTTTACAAATGTACAAAGTAATCTACCGTCCATACTTTTATTATAAATAAGATTAATCGAAAAAATAATCTTTTCCGTATTTAATTTTAACCGGGTATTTACTATTTTCTGTTATAATCTCTATAAGATCAGGTAATAGTACATTATTTTCTTCACTATCTATATCAAATAGTAAAGCATCGTATATGTTTAATATAACTTTACTTTTTTTATTCCATAATAACTTTAGTACTTGTTTTAATATAGTTACATTTCGAAAAGTTTCTAGGTTCTGTATAACATAACTTAATAGTTTTTGTTGATTTAAATCCGGTGTATCTTGTGTGAAAAGTTTATTTGACCGAGGCACCCTGATTTTTCCGTTGGTTGTAAATTCTTTCCATAAACTTTCACTGTATTCATAAACTTTCTTAAAAAAGTCTATATGTATAACTTCTTGGATTCTACCGCTGTATAAGCATTGAAATGTCTTTTGCTTAGACTGCTTATATTCTTCTTCAGTTAAACTTTGTTTATTAAAATATAACCTACCTAACTGTACATGTATGGATTCTTCTGTAAAACTGTATTCTAATAATTCACCTAAAAGTCTAATGTGGTACCCGTCAAAATCTACTTCCATTAACAAGTCATTTCCCGGTACTATATTTTTTCTAACTTCTGTTTTAGGTATAGCTAAGAAATTAAATCCGTTAAACGAATTAGAAGGCCTCCCGGTTATATTATTTAGTTTATAGTACGAAAACACGGTATCTCCCGTAAGAAATTTTTCTGGTATACCTGAGTTAAAATCCTGTAGGAACTCTTTTCTCCGTATGTGTATCCCGTTCTTTTCAATAAAATAGAATACCCCGGTAAGATCTCTATTATGAAACTCCCAGCTAGGATCGTTTAAAAATTTTCTATACTGATTTACTATCTTCTGTGTTTTTAAAAAATTACTCTCACATTTACTAAATTGAATAGAAATTGGGATAATTCTATTTAGTTTTATGTAATTAGGATTTCGCTGATGTAGTTGTTGTATAATTTTAGGGTTTGGTAACTCCTCTAGGGCTTTATGTTCATTTAGGGAGTATAATAAACCTACGTCAATAATTTTGGGATGTTTAATAAAGTAAAGTAAAAATTTTTTATCTAGAGTATATAAAGTATCTATAGACTGTATAACTTCTAACACTTTACTAAAATCTACATTTATACCTTCACTGTGATCTATTGGTATAATATACCCTTGACTATCTTCAAAAGATCTAATATAGATTAAAGAAGGTTCAGATAGTTCTGGGTGAGTTTCAAACTCAGTTGTTATTATCTCAATATAACATTCTTTTAGCTGGCTATTAACTAGTAGCCGTATCTGACTTTCGTGTTCTACTATATAAAACATAACTTTTTAAGAATGTAAGAAAATTCTATTTCCTATAAAACTTCAAGTATTTACCATTAAAATACTCTGCTAATCCTCTTAGGTTTACAGGTTCTCTTTGCTGTATAGTTAGTATTACATTTTGATTTGTTGTCTGTACGTAGCTTTCTTCCCCGGTTAAAGTCCAAGGTATTTTAAAAGGGTTTGTAACTTGCCACAGGTATTGCGAGTTTTTTTGTACAAGTTTGTCAAAATCTTCTTTAGTAATTTCTGTAAATATTGGCTGGTTTATTCTTCTATAAAAGTGGCGAAAAAATACCCCAGCTTTGTAGTCCTCCTCTGTTGGGAAGGTTATTATACTTGGGGGTAAATTTCTAAAAGCAGGATTAATTTCTGCATTAGTAGTACGATCTAGACTGCTGTTACTGTTTGTCTGTACTGGTTCTAATTCTTCTACGGGTGCATATTGCGGCCCTGCTCCTGTATAGTATTCACCTTTTGAAGTTTTCCAGTAATTTCCTATGTAAGGTATTTTAGTAGATACTAACTGGTATTCCCCGTTACTATATAAGTTAGTTTGTATTTGAGATTTTGGATAATATGCTTTCATACTAATAAGCAGAGTAAAAAGATAGGTTTTTGTGCTTAGTAATATTAGGGTGATTAAGGCTTAAACTAGATTGACCTTGAGATTTATTTCCTTGAATTCTATCTAAAATATCTGCTGCATAATTTAATCTCTCCTGCCTTTTTTCAGACGCTGTACTTAGAACTCCTTCATAGTTACTCAGCCAAGTGAGATTAGCTGTTTCTAGACTTATAGCCTTTTTCATTTCGGTTAGTGTTTTACTGTAAGATTGTTGATTTAGCTCGCTTTTCATAAATAACAACTGTAAATCAAAATCACTCTCAATACCGGTTCTTACTGTTCCTGCCAGTAAAAAACCTTTTGACAGATCGCCCTGTATACCGGATCCTCTACTTCTTGGGGAGGATTGTTTAACAAACTTTTGTAAATCTTTTCTTCTACCACTTCCAAGCCATTGTGCTAATCCAAAAGCTTTTGTAGTAGGGTTTTCTGCGGTAGGATCTGCTCCACTTTCTAATAATATATTACCAACTGCAGCTGCTATTCCTATAGGTGTAAATTCTAAATTACTAAAAAAGAGTACTAACCTTTCAATATTAAATTGCTGGGGGAATCTTGTTGTATCCGCAGCCGTGGGTGACTGATTCACTATCTCTGTAAAACCAAAATCAATAGGTGTGTTATACTTTTTTCCATTTTGTTCGGCGGATACTACAAAAGTTTGAATAGTAGTTTTCCACCCTTTTTCTGAGATGTCTTCATTTATAGCTTTAATAATAAAATTAAAATTTTTCTTTAAGTAGAATGGAATTATTCCAGCCCCGTTATCATTTACTTTTATTTCTTGCAGTAACTTAAACCCAGAGAGTCCATGCATCTCTATTTTTAGGTTGAATGGTATAAATTTTGATGGATTTTTAGCTCCTAAATTTACTATTTTTCTCTTTAACACTACCTGTAAATCTTTGTGTAGTGACATGAAAGCTAACACTTCGTCAGAGGTCAAACCTTGTGTAAGAGTGTAAAGTTTGTCTGCAAATTTCTGCCATAGAGCGGCATCCACACCGGCGGTACTATTATCATTCTCTCCGGGTTCACCAATGAAAGAAGCATCTTTTAGTTTACCTATAATTCTATCAGAAGACCCTCTATTTAATAAGTTAAATAAAGCTACATCCTCTCTGTTAGTAAAGTTTGCAGTAGCTCCTATAGCGGCTAGTTGCTGTATACTACTAGGTACTTCACTTTGTAATTCAGCCGAACGTATAAAGGATGCTTGAGAATTTTCAACAATACCTCCTATATTTATGGGTGTTACATTTGATGTAGTGTTTGAACTAACTAACCTACTATTATCGTATATAGACAGTCTATTTGTGTCTTCATCATAAGATACTACTAATGTATTTATATTACCTAAGGATCGCTGAATGCCTTGTGTTATCTCATAAATTAAATTAAATAAATTTAGTCTTCCTTTAACTGTTATGTACTTTTCTAAAATTTCATTTATAAAATCCATGTTTACGTGTAGATGGTACAATCTACCTAGGTATATACTACTTGGTGACCTAAAATCTTTCCCTACTGCTTTTACACTGTCGTCTACATTTATTTCAGTTGGCGGTAAGTAACATACCTCCGGGTTAGCTGAACATCCACAAGGATTAGTTTCTATTAGTACACTGTTCCATCCGTCGGGATTATATACTCTAATAATTGGAATATCTTTATTACCTTTTAGTATACAATATCTTTCAATTAAATATAATATGTATCCAAATTTAAAATAGTAATTTGGCTCTGATGTTCCAGTGGTATTTACTCTAATTATTAGATAATCTTTATCATTAAATTTTTGATCTATATTAGCGGGTGGACGATAGTATATGTTTGGATTTGTGCCTACCGGTATAAAAATATTTGCATCTCCTACAGTTAAATTATACATAGCTTTACTCAAAGTACTAAATACTCTTTTTGATTCATCACCTTCTTTATCTTCTAACTTTCCAGGAGTGGTGTTTGATATTGTAAGAGATTCTATTATTGAACCTTGGGTTAATAGCTTAATATTCACATCATACACCCCAGACGTATTACTAAAATTAAAATTTACTACCCTGCCTAAAAATCCATCGTAATTACCATCAGACTTTTTTCTTATATCCGTAATACCGTTGAGTAATTCTTCAAAAGATTTATTCCCCTGTAGAAAAGAATTTAGTACGGTAGTGTAAGGTATGTTAGTTTGGTAAGTTCCTTGGTTATCGTAGTAAATAGAATGTCCCCATTCTATCAACATAGAGTAACCTATTCTAGCATACAGTGCTATAATGAGATTAAACTGCGTTGGAGTAAAACATTTAATTCGTAAATCTCCCTGACGAATTGTTCCATTATTTAGATGTGTTACTGAAAAACTTTCAATTCCCGGGGGGGGTTTCAACCCGTAACTAGAGTCAAAAGCAAATCCATAACTATTTCCAAATCTATCGCCCTCTGAATATACTCCGGCAACCTGTACCGGGTTATCTGTATCTGTAAAATTTGTTATGCTGTTTTGCAAAACCATCTGTTTTGCTAATGCGTTTGCGGTGTATTTAGCAGAATCTAAGTTCAATTCAGGAAATTCTTTTAAATAACTCTCCTGTAAATTTACAGAGGATGCTGCTCTTAACCAGGGTGTATTTGCATTAAATACCGCTAAAGTTTCATCGGTAATTGTCGTTTGAGCTAACTTAGCTTGTCTGGTGTTTATCTGCTTGGATACACTAGCATCTATAGGAAGACCGACTGTTTCCATATTAACGTAAATTATTTATTTCGATATATTTTGCTAATACTTCATTTATATTAGTAGGAATTCTTAACTGTATACCAAGTGGCGGGTATAGTGAGTTTTTTTCTAAAATATCATTAGCAATAGGAATTATCCACCATAACGTAGAATCGTTATAGTACTTTTGAGCTAATATGTCGTACCTATCTCCTTGTGTTGTTATTACGTATATATCCCGGTCAGTAGGCGGTATATACGGGTAAGTAACTGTCTTTTTAAATTCAATTCCTAACCTATCCTGACGGTTTTGATTTATCTTAAGAGTAGCTATGTCTTTATATCTTTGCATAATTTAAGTACCGTTCTGATTAAATTCCCCCATGAAACGTCCTGACTTTTTAGGTAGTTGTGTATGTATGGGTGTAAAATTAAAAGATGTTACATCTATAGTATTAGGTACCTTTGTATTTTCAATATCCCACCCATAATCTACAGGCAAGCTAAAAACTAAACCAGTTAGTATTCCCGGGAGATTCTTTACATAGTTTCCTATAGTGAGTTTAATTAAATTACCTCTTGGATAGCCAATCTTGGAGTAGTCTGGAGTCATTAAAGATGCTAAGTAGTTGAGCTTTTTATAAGTCGGGTCAATGTACTCCTGATTTTCCCCGCAGTATATTTTAAAATTTAAACTGATACCTCTTGTGAATCCTGTATAACTGTGGAAGTTTTCTCCTCTTCCTATAAACTTGTATGGATCCCAAGTGCTATTGAAAGAATCAGTTAAGCTATCTAAATATGCTCTAAAAAAAATATAATCTGTTAAACTAGGAGTATCGTTATTAATGGCTTGTATACTAAATTCAATTAAGTCTGCTTTTTGTAACTCTCCAAGACTATTGGAGTCTGAACCTGATATTATTCCTGATTTTGCTATAATATCTGTTAAGCTTCCGGATTCCGATAATGAGTACGTTTCCCTCCGTAATTTATCCTTTACTTTATAAGATCCGGTGACGCTATATCTATTCTTCTTAGTCGTTTGTTGTAAGTCTTTATTTAACTCGATTACCTTGTAAAGGTCTTGCAGTTTATCTGTATTATTAACTTTTTGCTGTAGAGAGCTTTCTGGAGTAGTTCTTAATAGTGGATAAGACTGACCTACGGGTTTAGGTAATGCTAGGTTATTAATACTTGAATATGTTTTAGATTTTTCCCCAAAAAGGGACCTATCTACATGCAGTACCCCAGTACCCCCTGCTGTTATTTGAGCATATGTTGATATTGGGGAATAAATGTTATTTTCTATTCTTGAAAAAATTTCTTCAATAGGAATACTATTGTACCTAACGCTTCCTTGGGGACCTGTAACAATTACCGGATATATTGTAGAAGCTATGTTTTGCTTTATAGCGAAATTGACACCCTGCGGACTTGCAAAAAATTTAGTCAGCCGTTGAATATCATCTTCTACCGCATTAAATCTTCTTAATGTACCCCCCCTAAGTAAAAAATCCGGAGTATTAGGCGGTACTTCCTGATCAGTAGGAATAGGCTTTACTATATATGGTTGAGCGTTATTACCTCCAGCTGCTATAGAATTATACGGTAGATTTTTTTGTTCAAATGTAGAGTTATAAAATTTAAAATCCTGGGGGTCAGTTAGTATTTTAAGTAGTGAAGGCATAAACTACTAACTATGACCATCTAGTTCTATCAATAGAATACCACGTACCCCTGTTGGTAGGTAATGACAAATGTAAAAAACCGGATGCTTGATCATTAATTGGTCCTCCCCTAGGCTGATTATTCTCTAAATCTAAGTCTGTTTTATCAAATATAGAAGTAGGTTTTCCATAAACCCTATTTCCTCCGTAGGCAAGTGGGCTTCCATCTGGCCCTCTACCGGCTCGGGTTACTGCTGTACTGTAGTATGTTACATGTTCATTAGGTAGGCCGATATGAGGTGTACCTGGCCCTCCGTTGGGTCGACTATCTTCTAAGTCTAAGTTTGTTTGATTAAAAGATCTTATTAGTGCCATAGTTGTTATTTTATTTTAAATAGTTATGTTTATAATTTTTAGAGAGTAGGCGATGATTCTCTTGTATTTGCGTAATTTTGTTGAGTATTTTTTGATATCTGATCCATATACTTTATGTACTCTTTACTAAGCCGTTCATTTGCTACTTTGGCGGCAGCATCATCGGCAGCCATTTTAGTATCATATTGATGTGCAGCCATTGGATTAATTCTTGTAAAAAGGTAATTAAACATTCTCATAAAGCCTGTTTCTCTTTGCTCTATAGCCAATGTCATTGCGTAGAGTTTATTAGAAAAATCTGCTTTTTCTTCTTGTGGTATTTCAAGCTTACCTTCATTCGCTGCTTTTATAAGTTCATTTGTTTTTTTATTAGCAGATTCTACTCTTGCTTTTTGTCCATACCCTAACTTACCCAAACTGTCTACAATATCGTTAAGTGTATCCGCTAAGTTTTGAAGAAGTCCCCCTTCAACCATGTTAGTAAATATTTCTTTAGCTTTAGCAAGAGCTATATTAAATTTCTCTTGAGCATCTAACTGTTTTAACGATTCTGCTAACTGTTCGGCTGTTATTTTACCTCTAGCCAAAGCATCTGCTTGTTCGTCCATATGTGCATCTCGTAACCGCTGTATTTGTTTTCCGGTTTCTGTACCTATAAACTGCTGCATTATTAGAGCATCCGCTAAATTATCAACAGACATTCCAGTAGCTTTTGCGTAAGCTTCCTGTGTAAGTACGTTTAAATTTTCAAATTCGTTTATACCGCCTATTGTTTTAAAAATTTCTTCAGCTGCTTGAGCATATTTACCCTGTAAACTTAAAGCTCTTGCTCTTTCAAAATTTAGACTTCTACCAGTAAGTAATTCGGCTTCTATTTCTGCTGAAATAGATTCTTCGAAGTTAAGTAAACTTCTAGACATTTCTTTGGCAGTAGTTAACGCTATCCCTAGTCTTTCTGTTTGTAGTACTGCATTAGTTGCTGCTTCTAAACTTCCTCTAAAAGAAGCTAATAACTGCCCACTAAGTGCACTTACCTGTTTAAGTATTTTAGTTCCGTTAAAAAGAATTTTATTAGTATTAGCATAAGCAGCTACCTGCTGTAATATTGTTTTTAAACCTTTAACTCCTTCTCTGTTACTAAAGATAAGTATTTTATTAAGTTTACTAGCTTCCTCAACTTCAATCTTATATTCTTTGGTCAACTGTATCTGAGCATCTAAAGTTTCGTCCGAATAACGTAGAGTAGCAGCAGATAGATTACTTAATTGAATTTGTGCATCTATTAAATCAGCTGTCAGTTTATAACTGGTATTTAGATCTCCTTTAATATCCGAAAAATAATCTCTTAACTTGTAAGCTTCTCCTTGTGAGAGACTTAAATTTCTTTGTAAAGATACAGCTTGTTTATCCGCAAGAAACATTGCATCTTTAATAAATTTAATAACCTCTATGAGCGCTTTAAGAAGCATTACAACCCATCCTCCGCCTGTAAACATACCAGTGATTTGACTCCCTATTCCTTTTAGCCCCGCTGCAAATCCAGCTGTAAGTGGACTACCTGCGACTGGTTTTGTTGGGGGGGTTGGCGGTGTCTGCCCTTGAAAAGCTCTAAGTGCTGCTGCTGCTGCAGGTCCTGTTCTATTACCTACTACGGCAGCAAGTAGTGGATTTTGTTGAAAAAAAGTTCGTGTTAGACCTCTTCCTGTTGCTAGAGAACGTCCATCAATACTTTGTATTTCTGCTTCAGTTCTATGAAACTCGTCAGCTTTCCTAAGTAAGTCGTCATAAGTATTTTCATTTCTGGCATTATCTATAACTTGCTGTCTTGCAGCTTTGGCTGCATCTTCAAAAGGTTCTGCAAATTTTCTTAATCCCGGTATATCTTTTACAAAAGCTGACATTTTAGTAAAAAACCCTGTAGTTTTATCTAACTTTACCGCACTGTTAAAAATATCTTTATAAATAAGTGCTAATTCTTGGGCTTTATCTCGTAATTCTCCTAATTCTCGAGCTTGTTTTACAAGTATTGCTAATTCACTACCTGAAGCAGTTTGCTGTTTTTGTTGTACAATACTAATCTGATCTGATAGATTTTTTACAATGTTTAGTTGCTGTGTTTGTTGTTTATAAGCCTCAACTGTACCTTTTACCCCTTCTACAGCTTTTGTTTGGGCAGCTTTAACATTATCTGCAGCTTTTGTAATTTTAGTAAACTCATTAGTAACTGCGGTTAAATCAAATCCAAGTCTTCTGGCTTGAGAATTTGTTTTCTTTATAGCTTCGAAAATTTGAGTAGCTTCATTTTTAATTATAGTAGCTAACCTAGCGGTTTCACTACTAAACGCATCAAATTTATCGTCTTCTGCCATTGGGTATTTTGTAATAAATATGTATAGTACCTACTTTTTTTGCTGTATTTTAGCTGTGTAGTTTGGTACTTTTTGTAATTTTTTATTCAAAGAAGCTTCCTGAAGAGCTTCCCCCTCCAGAGGTAGATTTTCTTCGAACCGTTTAGCTTTCTTTTCATGCCAATCTTCAAGCAGTCTATAAGTATGCTTACGTAGCCAAACAGGCATATTATAAACTATATCCCAACTGTACCCCCCCTGCCCAAAAAAAACTATTTCGTGTATTTGATTAAATAGACTTATTCTATACTGAGAGTTAATCTCAGAGGTCAGGCCAAAAAAAGCTAAGACCTACCGGTATGTCGATGTCCTCCTCAACACCGTTAATTATTACTTTAGTTTTTAAGTTTATATCTGGAGATATTTCTTTTATGTATAGTCTTAAAGACCTAGAATCACTTGCTAATAAATGGTTATCTACAAACTGTCTTATAGTTTCTTTATCTGTATTTCCGTTAACAGAAACTATTTGATATTTTAATCTAGTGGTTACTTCGGTAGAAGTATCTTTATTAAACTTTTTTAAACTGTTAATTTCCTGGTCTATTAAAGTATTGTCTGCTTCAGTTAAAAATTTAAATTCTACTTCATTTTTTGAAACCGGTAAAGTATATTGTACCGTACCCCTACTTGTAAGTAACTTTGAATCTAATTCTTTACTCTCAATTGTACTTAAATCAACCGTATACTCCGTCCCATTGTAAACAAAGCTGTAATCCTTACCGTACCCTAATATACGTGAAGCTATTAAAAGAGCATTTTTATCTCCTGTAATAAGATCCTTAAGATTAACTTTTCCCATTGTTAGGGATTCTAGTAACTTATCTAAAACAGTACCCTTATTAATATAATTTTGGTTGGTTAATATATCTTCTTCTTTAGCTGTCATGTACTTCATTTCGATAGTACCTTTTCTAAAAGGATGATCTTCCGGGTATACTAAACCTTTTGAAGGTAATTCTACAACTTCTGTAGGTAAATTTAATTCTGCCATACTTTTTATAATAAATATAAGAAAATAAAAAACCTGGGCCACTTAAAAATGATCCAGGTTCTTTTTGTAAAAAGTTATATTATCGCTTCATTCTTTTTGCTAAACGGCCCATGCTTTTAGCATCTTCTTTAGATTTTTCTGAAATTTGTTTCATTCTTTCGGATAAGCCGTCATACAGCTCTTCTAATTCTTGAATACTGTCAATTTCTTGTAGAAATTCCATTATTTTTGAGTTATTATCGGCAGGGGCATCTGTCACTACTTCTTCTTCTGCAACTATATCTTCTTCAGTCACTTCTATAGGATTTTCTATATCTCCTATAGTATCTTCCTCATGGTACATTTCTCTAAGTGTAATGGGTTTTAACCCTGCTCTTTCCATTAATAGGTTTTTAGTAATAGTTTTGTTGTGAAACATAGTATATGTGTTTAAAAATTAAAAATCAAGTATGCAATAATCGTAGTCGACAGTTACAGTAATTTCTTGAGCTGCATCAGCTTCATCAAAGCTATAACTACCGAAGTTAGCACTTGTTATAAACGCTCCTTTAACTAACCATTGGCTTACAATATCCCCAACCGGCCCTATAACTTGAAAAGTCAAATCTTTTTTATAAAAATCTGAATATCCGTCTCTACCGGTTATAGACTCGTGAGAAAGTCTCACCCATTCCATTACAGCTTGAGCACCGGAAGGAGTTATTGGGTCAAATAGGGTGAAAGTAATCGGTTGCCAGGTAGTCTTACCTTTTATTCTCCTATAAATATTCATGTGATTTAAAGTAACAACTCCCTGCTGTACTTCTATGGCTCCCATTCCTTTTATTATATAAGCAGGAACACCCTCCATAGTTACGATAAACCTGTTTTTTTGTTTAGGTTCAAACTGTGTAAAAAATATTTGATTTGGATCAAGTAGTGGCATATGTGTATGTTATTTTACTATAAATATTTATAATTCATAAATTATGAAGGAAAAGTAGCTCCCGTAGGCAATATATTGAAATCAAGGACTATAAATTCTGCCGTACGTGTAGGTTGTATGTAAATAGCCCCTACTAACTGGTTACGATCAATTACATCTGCTGTGTTGTTAGATTCGTCCATAACAACCCGGAAAGCATATAGTCCCTGTCTCTGTTGAATATTCTCTAGGTAAGGGTTGACTCTTCCTAAGAAAGTACCTCTTGTTGTAGCACTATTTTGTTCAAAAACTAATGTGTTAGCTATCTGTCCAATGTATGATTTTAATTCAATTAAAAGTCTTCTTACATTAACTCTATCTAAAGCAGATGCTTTTCTTTGTAAAGTTTTTTGCCCGTACACAACAGGACTGCTATTAGGAAAAGTAGCAATTGGATTAATATTAGCTGAATATAGAGTGTCTCTATCTGATGATGTTAATCTTCTTTCCACCATCTGTACTGTTGTTAATGCTCCTCTATTCAACCCTGCAGGTGCAAACCAGGGTGCGGATATACTATCACTATACGCGTATACTGCGGGAATTAGAGTACTTGCTGGTACCCAGGATTGTCTCCCTATTGTTCGGTTAAACACTCTAACCCATGGCCAATATGTAGCAACATAGGAATTATCAAAAGCGGCTGCATTACTCACAGTGGTGCCTTGCGTAGTTCCGTAGTTAGAAAGGTCCATAATAAAAATTGCATCCCCTCTATCTTTTACAGCATCGGCAGCTTGATTTACGGCTATCGATGCATTCTGGTATGTTAATCCCGGCATAGACAGTACTGTAAATTGGTAATCGTCCTTATTACTTAGTAATCTTATGCTTGCAGTATAGTCACTACCACTTAATCCTTGTATATTATCTGTAGTTACAGTTTCATAAAAGTTAGCACCTGCTGCTACTCCACCAGATGCTCCTCCAAAAGATCCTGATCCTACTTTAGGTATACTTCCGGTAAAGCTAGTTACTGCTATTCCTGCGTTATTTATGTAATTCGGTGTAGTTGTGACTGCAGAAACTCTAACATACTTTGACATATTGGGATAACTGCCGGTAACCTGTAGGCTAGTTCCATCTGCTGTTAAGTTAAATCTTTGATCTCCTATCACTTTCGATATGTAGTTATCGGCAAAAGGATCTAAAGATAAATCTATATAACTTTCTAAAATAACTCTATTGGCTGATGTATCATCGCCTCTTCTTATAAAGAGAGTAAAGACCCCAGATCCTGTATTTGAAGCTGCAATTTCCCATCTTAAGTTTTCAGTAGATCCGCTAGCTAAAGCCCCCGAAACTTCGGAACTTGTACTATTCATAATAGTCCCTTGCGATAAAGTTTCTAATACAAAAGATGATGGAACTGTACTACCGCTGATTGAAGCAGTAGCTGGTGTGTACGTACCAGAAACAACTCTAGTCACTAATGCAGTTCGGCCTCCGTTATTAAAATAGTTGTATGCTGCTATAGATGTAAAATAGTTATAAATTTGACTTCCTGACATAAAGAGATCCCCAAACTTATTTACGTAATCACTGTATGAGGTTACTAATGTCGGTATTCTTACCGGACCTTTTACAGTCGGGCCTATAAAAGCTGCCCCTGCAACTACGGGAAATTGAGTGACCTGTGATAAGTCGTTCTCTCTAGCTAAAACTCCTGGTGATAATAATGTTTCCGCCATATCTTAGTTAATTTACTGTCTATTGTTGTTTATAAATATCGATGAATAGATCAAAAATCTACCTACTTTACTACTTTAAATGTTAAATTTTGATCTAAAATTAGAGTATTACCGTCTATAGTAGTCTGTATAAGTACTGTGTAGTATCTTTCAGGTTGTAGTCCGTTCATATAAATATCAAAATAATTTGAAATATTATCAGCACTTATTTGAGTAAAAGCTCTGTCAAATTCTATTATAGTTTCTTTAGTTTTTGCATCTCTTACTTCGTAGTAAGATCCGGTTGGTAGGTAGTAGTTATTTAAATACACAGAAGATGTAGTAAACTGCCTCACCGGGTACTGTGGTCTTACGTTAACTCTAAATCTTTGCACAGATTCTTGAGAATACTCGTATTGATTTGAATCTAAAGTTACTTTAATGGGTGTTGTACTTATTATACTTCTTTCTGAGGATCCTGTATTAAAGTTATAATCTCTCCATTTTATTTCTAAACAAGGTGGATATACTGTTCGGGTATCCATAGAAAAATAATCTAAACCCCCATAGGATGATGTTGAGTATTCTATAACAGGTTCTAATTTTAGTATATGGCCCTGATTTACTATAATATTACTTAGAAACTCTTTTATGTGGTAGGTAACATTTATGTTTAGGTCTAGATCATTATTATAATTAAATGATTGGGTGGACTTAATTAATCCCCCGTAAGTATTACTAGAGGAGTACCAGGTACCGCCTCCTTTTGTAGTATCTGTAAATGATGCGGTTACCCCTGTGGTAAAACTTCCTGTACTCCATGCAAGATTTGTTCCAAAATTTCTAAATTGCCAGGTTACTCCACTTGTAGCAGGAATTAAATCTCCAAATTTACCTATTCCCATATCCCATGCTCCTGAAATAGGAAAGCATTCTACTGTAAAAGATAAAGGAAGAGTTTCAGCATTTGCCAAAGATAGTCGTAAAGATGCTGAATAGTTAGAATTTCCTATTAAGTTATTAACTACTTCTAATATATCATTATCGCTAAATTTAATAAGCCCTCTTGATACTCCTGTGGACAATCCTATAAGGCTGTTATCTACATTTTCTACTGAAATAATAGCATCTCTACCTGTATTTATTTCAGGATAAGCAGAGTATATTGTAGCATCTTTTTCAGCGAAAATTTTATATACAGCCATATGCTTTTATAATAAATAGGATCAAAGAGAGTTAACATCCTTAACGGTTTCAAGAGTAAAAATTACTTGAGATGGTGAGTATTGTACAGAATTGTACGAGAAATCTTTAATAGCTACATCCGGGAGAATGTACCCATTAACATTAACGGTAAATGTGCTTCTAACAGCTCTATCATCTCCTTGTTGAATTTCTGTGTTTTGAGTAAAAGATTCTATGTTTACTTTAAATTTCATTCCTTCCTTTTCCCCCCAGTAAGAATCTGCTACATAGTTAATACTTTCCACAATTTTATTCATTTGAGATGTGAAATCTGTAAATAGTATACATTCGTAAGAAACTGTA